TCAATCACCAGCTGCCATTCGGCGGCTTTTTTTATATGGAGCGCCACATGGTAGCTGCTACAACGATCAAGTCGGGTAAAATCCGCGTATTGCTCGGCAATGACGCCACCCCGACAGTTTACTCCGCACCTTGCGGTTTTACTCAGCGTTCAATTACCATCACGAAGGGCCTCGAAGAGGTCAACGTGCCCGACTGTACCGATCCTGATAAGGTCGATTGGGTTGGTCGCGATGCAACCAGCCTTTCGATGAGTGTAAGCGGCGAGGGTGTTCTTGCTGCTGAAAGCGTGGATACATGGCTGGATGCTGTTGATAGCATCGATTCAGTGCCAGTGAAGATCGAATGGGAATTTCCTTTGAAGACGATCACATGGACCGGGTCAATGCATGTCGAAAGCATGGAGGTTGGTGCAACCAATGGCCAGCGCGCAACTAACAACGTCAGCCTTCAGTCTGACGGCGTCATGGTTCGCGTGGCAGCACCATAATGAGCCGCGACGCAACGATTGAACTAACATGGGCGGACGACGATTACACGTTCCGCCTTGGGTGGAGCGAACTCGAAGCAATTCAGGAGGCTTGCAATGCAGGCCCCTGGGTCATCCTCGAGCGCTTGATCTCGAAACAATGCAACGTTGGTGATATTTCTAATGTCATCAGACAGGGGCTTATCGGCGGCGATATGAAGCCGACCGATGCAACAAAGCTTGTGCAGCGTTATGTCGAAAAGCGTCCGCCGGCCGAAAACTTGCTGTTTGCTATTGCGATCCTACAAGCTGGTATTCAAGGCGTACCGGAGGAACCTGTGGGGGAGCAGGAAGCGGCAAGTCAGAGCAAATCGACAGTCTCCCAAACGGAAAGATCAGATTTGCCGCCATCTACGGAAACGGAGCCGCAATAGGCTTCAGTCCGCAAGACGTTGGTAAAATGTCTATGTGGAAGTACATGGCTGCGCTTGATGGTTACATCAAAGCGAATACGCCAGATGAACCCGGTAAGCTTTCTGAATCCGAAAAGGATGAACTTTGGGATTGGGTTAAGGCTGGGTGATGCTGGCCTTACCAATACTTTATGCTGATGTTCTTTTCATGCCAAGGCCGTCCGACTGTGTAGTTTAGGCATCGGTCTACTTCATCACGCGCCTTCGCAAAGCTCTCTGCGGTCCCGTCTGGGCTGCCGTTCTTCCACGAATTTAGAGCTTTTACCCAAATATCACAATCGGCCTCGTAGTCCTTCAGTGCTTGCTCTGCGCCAGCCGCGCGCCCTGCCGCAACATACTGCGAAGCACGATACTCATTCCAAAAATAGTACCCGACGAACGCGATAACCGCGATGCAGGCCGCGCCGACTAATACTTTCATCCACATCCCCAAGCTCGCGTGACTGCGAGCTTTTTTCTTATCAGGACATCGTTGAGTATGGCAAGAACCGACCTCGAAAGTCTGGTTGTTCAGCTTTCTGCTGACTTCAAGTCATTTGAAAAAAGCCTGGCCCGCGCCAACGATGTTTCTAATCGCCAATTTAATGCGATTGAACGACGCGCTCGCCAGATGAACAAGAATCTGGATAGCATTTTCACACGCTCGTTTAGCGGCCTTACGGCGCCGCTCGCCGGGATTGGCGCTGCGTTGGGTGTCGATCAGCTTCGTAAGATGACTGATACGTGGACGGATATGACGTCCCGCGTCAACCTTGCCGCAGGGTCGATCGATAAAGGCACGGAGGTGATGGGGCGTCTCGGTGAGATGGCTCGCCGTACCTATTCCGACCTTTCACAGACTGCTGAAAGCTACCTTTCTAATGCGACCGCTCTTCGTGAGCTCGGTTACAATACTGATGAATCGCTAAACTACACTGATGCGTTGAACAATGCTCTCGTGGTTTCAGGCGCCAAGGGCGATCGAGCTGCACGAGTTATCGATGCTCTCGCCAAAGCTATGGCGACCGGCAAGCTACAGGGCGACAACCTCAACACAGTGATTGAATCAGGCGGCCGCGTTGCTGAAGCATTGGCAGCTGGTCTTGATACAACTGTCGGCGGGCTGCGCAAGCTTGGTTCGCAGGGCAAGATCACGGGCAACGACATTGTTCGCGGCCTATCGAGCCAGATGGAAACGCTGCGTCAGGAAGCTGCGGACATGCCTGCCACGATTGGCGACGGCTTTACACTTCTAAACAATGCTCTGCTCCAGTACGTTGGCAATGCTGACAGTGCAGCTGGCGTATCTGCGAAGATTTCCGAAGCGCTGGTCATGATTGCCGACAACTTCGACAAGGTCGCAGATGGCGCTTTGCAGGTTGCGGCGGTGATCGCAGGCGCTTTGGTTGGTCGATCGCTCCTCGGCATGATCCGTACGCTCGGAACGGCTGGCGTGGCTCTTGGCCAATTCAGGCAAGCTCTGGCTGCTGCAAGCACAATGGGCGGTTTGGCTACAGCCTTCGGTGGCCTTGGAGCAGCTGCTGGCCCTGTAGGCATGGTCATTGGTGGCGCGGTTGTTTCATCGCTCATTCTTTACAATTCAACCGTCGGTGAATCCAGCCAAGGAGCAACTCTCTTTGCCGAGCGCCTCAAGAATGTTGAGGAGGCTGCGAAGTCATCAGGCAACGCTGTTGAACAGGCCGGCCGACAAAATGACGCCTACACCCAGAACTCACTAAGCAAAGAAGTTGAGGCTGGTACAAAGGAGATGGAAGCTGCGACAGAAGCCGCAGTAAACATGCTGGCCTCTTTTGCTCAAGTGTCATCTATGAGCCTCATAACTCCGCAGCAATATGATGAGCTTGCTCGTCTGCGTGATGGGGTTAATGAAGGCACTGTATCGGCAGAAGACGCTAAGCAATCTCTGTTCGCTATGGCGAATGCTGATTACAATTTTCAAGAAGTAGCGGAAGCTATCGGCCCTATATTGGACAGGTTGGCGCTTGTATCTCAGGCAGCAAGAGAGGCCGCAGGTGAGCTAGCCGCAGTCACTGGTGCGAGAGCGCTTATTGAAGACCGTTCAACTCGATCTGCCAAAGACCCGTACATTATGCAGCGAGAAACTGCGAACGAGTATGAACGTGATCAACTGCGCCTGTCTGCGCTGAATAAAAAAGAACACGCGCTCGAAATGGAGCGAAAGAAGGTTCGGGACGCGGCGACTAGAGATGGAATCGCGCTTGAAGAAGAAGCTATCGACCGCATCGCGAAAGCCAATCTCGCAGCACAGGAAAGCCGCACCGCCGAAGGCAAGAAGCCGAAGAAGGAGAAGAAGGAAAAAGAAACGCCCGAAGAGAAATTCTCTAAAGGCGACCTTCAGTCAATCTCGGATCGCACTTCCGCATTGGTATCGGAAACCGAGGCATTGCGTCAGCTTAATCCTTTGATTGACGACTATGGCTTCGCTGCTGAAATGGCACGTACTGAGCAAGAGCTTCTTAATGCGGCTCAAAAGGCTGGTATCGAGCTTACTCCGGCGCTTAAGGAAGAAATCAGGCAAACTGCTGAGCAGTGGTCGTTAGCGACCGTTGAGGCCAATAAGCTTTCGGAAGCACAGGGAGAGCTACGCCAAAAGGCGGAAGAATGGCGTGATGCTGAGAAAGATGCATTGGGAGGCCTTGTTTCTGACCTTGCTGCTGGGAAGAATATGGCCGACGCCCTTGCCGATGCACTCCAGAAGGTTCTCGATAAACTGTTGAGCTTCGCCTTTGACGGTTTGTTCGACGGCATTTTCGGTAAAACAGGTTCGATATTTGGCGGGATTCTTGGGCGTAAAGAAGGTGGACCGATCAAAGCGGCAACTGGCGGCTTGATCCGTGGTCCCGGTGGCCCTCGTACCGACAGCATCCCAGCTATGCTCTCGGATGGCGAATATGTCATCAATGCCAAGGCAACGAAGCAGAACAGGGCATTGATTGAGGCCATTAACAGTGGTCGAGCGTTGGCGCTGGCTGATGGCGGTATGGCTTCGTTGAGAGCGCCATCAATGCCGATCCTAAGCGCACCACAAAGGGCAAGCGCTGCGCAATCATCCCCCAAGATTGAAATCAATATCGCAAGCGCCAGCGGTGACGATTATATCCGATCAGTTGTGAGTGATGGCGTCAATCAAGGGCTTCGGCAGTACGACAAATCAGGCCCGATGCGCTTTGCACGGGATAGCAAGCAGGCGAACCGGAGAGGGTTGGTGCGTTAAGGATTTGGGGCGGTTGGGATACCGCCCCACCTGCTTCGGGCTACAAAGTCAGTTCGGCAGAACCAAACAGCTGAGTGTTGTTAAATGGCACGTGAACTCCATCTTCATTCGTTATAAAGTAAATGAAGTGAAATGCATCGGCTCGCCCGCCTATGAGGCAAACATCATGGCGTTCCCAAGTAAATTGCATGTCGTCTAATAACGCTTCGAAACTGATCGATGCTGTTGCAGACCAGAAACTCGCAACGCCACTAGGCTTCAATGCTTTTGCAACTGTCGTTAAGCCCTCACGAGCATAGATTGAGTTGTTCTCGTTCCTAACGAGAAAATCTGGACCATTGTCCGTATCCATCAATATCAG